CCTGCGCCCCAGCGTAGATTTCCTCCAGTAGAGTTGCCATTATTAAAATCTAAGCAACCGCCTGCAACCTGACTGCCGTTTTCTAGTAAAGAAATGCAGTGTCCGCCGTCATACATGTCACCACCACCGTCGCTGATCTGACTCGGAGAAGCATCTAATGACCAAGAATAGAAATTGCTGTTTCGATAGTTGGTTTGACGTGCAACCATGTAATTTCTTAAGTTTTGGAATGTTGTAGTGTTTATTAAATCAATAGGTGCAGTGACAGCTTGCGCAAAACTTTGATCTACTGTTGCAGTTGCTGAGCCACTGGTCACTGTTGCACGAATAGTCCAGTTATAAGTAGTGGCGCCGCCGCTGATTGTACCAGTGTGTGAACCATTGCTGGCAACTGATGTGCCTGACGGGACGCTACCTGATACTACTGTATACGCAATTGATCCTGAACTAGCCGATGCAACATATGTTCGAGTAGTAAATGTATTACCAACGAGCTGCGACGGAAATGTCTGACTAGCAGGGGAACTCCATGAGATGGTAACAGCATTGATTGTTATAGATAGAGCAGCATCGGCGGTTAACCCTGCATTATTAGTTGCCCTAAGTGTAAAATTACTTGTAGTATTTGACGATACCGCACTAAATCCAGAAATAATTCCGCTTGTTCCGTTTAAACTTGCCCCAGCTGGCAATGATCCAGTAACTAAGCTATATGAAACACTTGTTGCTCCGGGGCCAGCACTAGCACTAACTGTAATAGTATTGCCTGCTGCTCGTTGCGCATCGGTTAATGTTCCTAAACTACCAGATGATATCCACGACGGTGGTGCTGCGCCGCCGCCTCGACCAAATCCTTGCGAACCACTTATTGACCCAATGAAAGGCATATGTTACTCCTATCCTATATTATGCATAGCTTGTATAGTTGCCTACAACAAACCAAGTGCTTGAAATTCTTAACAATGTAAAAGTAGCAATGTCAATTTTGTTAACTCCGGGTGTTGGGACAGTGTTGTTTGCCCAGCGTATTGTTTGACCAACTCCTGCAATTTGCACTGCGCTAGGATAACGACCTGTTCCACCTTGATTAATAACTAACACCATAGCAATTGCTCTGTTGTCAGTAGTGGGCACGTTGGTAAAGTTTGCTGTCCAGTTTGCTGCAGGAGTAGTGTGATAGAAAATTCCTCCACCACTGAAATCGTGCGCAACTGTACCAGTTGCGTTGGTTAGTGTTTGTGTAATTTCAGAAATTTCATTAAATGTTGCTAGACCGTTTGCACTGATAGTATTAAAAGTTGCACTATCGCTACCACCGTTGTTGGTAATAGTACCAACAGTAACAGTACCAGTTGTAGTAAGATTTTTAGACCCTAAACTAACAATACCTGTGCCGTCAGGTGCTAGCACTAAATTTGCATTAGTTTCAGATGTACTAATAGTAGTGTTAACAATGTTTAATGTTGCAGGAACTGAAACGTTGCTGGTTGTTATACCGTTGGTAATTCTTCTTCCCATTTTATTTCCTTAAATTAAGCAATTGATGTTTCAATGCCCATAACAACTGCACTAAGTACGTTGCTTGCACTTGATTTTACTATAAGGTATTTTCCAGTGTCCATAACAATACCTGTTCTTTCAAGAACACCTTTTGCTGTAATATTAGCATCGTACTCTATGTATTCACCGTTAGTAGGTGTAGTTGCTGAGGTACTAACTGCTATACGAACTTGTATAGTACTAGCACCTCTATTACACAAGCTAATTGATGCTACTGTAAATGTACTTGCTGCTACTGGACCATAGACATTAGTGTCACTTGTAGTTGTTAAGTCCGTTGCTCCTAATCTTCCTGTTGCCATATAAAACTCCGTTTATGTTAAGAAATAACTCAGGGCTGTTGGTAAGCCCCTTACGCCGCCTGTGAAATTAAATGTTGCTTTCATTAAAATTGTGCCACCGGTTGTTGTTGTAATCTGAGATCCAGATATTTGAATAAACCCGGCTGTAACACTATTTACGTTCAATGCAGCACCACCACCACCAATTTGTGATGTGATATATGCTTTAATTGCTCTCTGCGTCGGTACGATGTTATCTGAGTTAGCTGTAAAGAAAGGATCTGTTGAGAATTCTGAAATCGTTGCCGAACTTCCGCCTAAACTTACAGCACCTAATGTAATTTCTTGCAACCCTGAAATATTAAATGCATCTGCGTTTAATGTTGCAATACCAGTTGACTGTTCAATAGTAAACAAGTCTCCGACCCTAAAGTTACCGTCTTGGTCAGTACTTGTAAAGAACACTCGGCCGCCATTGCTTTCAACAGTTTCATTATCTTGTACTGGTTCTTGTGTAGGTGTGTTTGGATAATTTGTTTCAGATAAATTTCCAGTTCCGATATCTAAGAAATCGTGTCCAGTTAATCGTACTTGACTATATCTAATTCTTGTTGAAACACTGACTGCATCGTTAGGTGAATCAAAAAGTGACACATCGGGACTAACTTGGAAAAATGCTGAATAACTACCATCGTACAGTCCAGCTAACGAAACAATGTTAACTAGTTTAAATGTTTGATTTGGTAAATGTCCAAATACTACATTAGATCCGGAAACTGGTTCTGATGTTAATCTCTTAACAGCAATAAATTGTCCGCTTTGGAAATTACTAGCATAACCGTCACCTGTATCTAGTTCGACACTAGCTGATAAGTATCCGACTCCTCTATTAGTAAAACTTGGATTTGCAAGGGCACCGTTACCGATTCTAACGCTAGTCGGTGCTTCGTAGATGTTATTCGGATCAGTAATAGTAATAGTTGGCGCAACTGTGTATCCGGATCCTGGTTCTAATAGTCTAATAGCAAAGATCTTGTTATTTGATACGTATGCAACACCACTAAAGCCGTTGGCTGCTGTACTAGTTGTTCTCGAAGTCCAGTTTATACCATCTTCAGAACTTGCAGCTTGTGTTGACTGGCTTACTGCTAAAAACACGCCTTGACCGTAGGCAATTCTTGTCCATTGTGCAGTAGCCGGTAGTGTGCTTGCAGTCCACGTTATACCGTTTAAACTATAAGCAGCAGCAGTGCCGCTAGTGTTCGATACTGCAACAAATCTATTGTTACCCCATGATATTGACTGCCAGTTAGAACTAGCTAGTCCGGTTGCTGCAATCCAGTTTACACCACCGTTTGTAGAGTATGCAGATGTAGTTCCGCCACTAGCCACTGCAACAAATTTCCCACCACCGTAGGCAATGCCTGTCCATGCTGCGCTTGTCAAAGCTGCACCGGTCCCACCTGCGGTCCATGTTATACCACCATTGGTACTGTATGCGTTAACTGAGCTGCCTGTGGCAATTGCCACCCAACGACCGTTTCCATAGGCAATTGCGGTGTAAGAACCAGCTGGTAGTGCTCCACCAGCAGCCCATGTTACACCACCGTCTACAGAATATGTTGTGCCGGTAGTTCCGCCACTGGCAATTGCCACTAGATGATTAGCAATAGGTGCTGCTGTTCCTGTTGTTGCACCGCCTGTGCCGGTAGCAATAAATCTTGTGCCTACTATATTAGCACTGGCACCAATACTAGTCCAAAGAGTATTACCTAATGTTAGTATTTGATAGGCTCGACCTGTTACAAAAGACCCAGCAGTTTCTGTCGCAGTAAGGGCACCCTCTGCCATAGCAATCCATGTGGTATTTGCTGCCAGTACTCCGGTTCTAGCTGTCCACGTTGTTCCGTTAGCTGAAGTATCAACTGTGTTTGTTCCAGTAGCAAGAGCTACAAAGTTTCCGCCTGCAGCATATCCGCTGAATTCAAAAGCCTGTATAGCACCAGTAATACTGTTAACTGATGTAATAGTAATAGTAATATCGTTAGTAGTACTTGCACCGCCTAAATTTGTTCCTGCTAGAGTAATTGTGTCTAATCTAGCATATCCAGTACCAGCATTTATAATATCAACAAATGAATATTTTGTGTTTTTTCTAGTTACATTAAAACTAGCACTCAAGCCGCTACCTGATGTAGTTCCAGTAACTGAAGTATAAAGTTTAGTAATTGGTGCATACTTAGTATCAACCCACGTTAATGTAGATGCGGTTGTTCTAGCATTAGTGCTGTAACTTGGCGATGTGAATGAAATTCTAGGTTCAATTATATATGTAGTAGAAGCATCAGGTGATACAATAGTTGTACCTGATACCACATGATCCCACCCAGCAGCACCAGTAGTCTCTCTAGTAACTGTTGCAATTTTTGTACCAGCATTGTATGTAGCAATGATACCAAATTGTCCTGCACCACTACCACCTGTTAGATAAACTTTCATACCAACGTATGCTGCACTAATTTCACTATCAGTAGCCGCAATGGTAATTTGTGTAGCAGTTCCGCCTTGGGCTGTGTTAGCGTTTGAAATATAGTCAATACCGCCATAATTGCCGTCAGCTTCCGGAGCATCAGTACTATCATCAATGTTATCTAATAATCTAACTTGAAAGACTGCGCCGTCTCGGAATTCATCTTGTTCGGTTGCTGCATTTATACCTGCACCACTAATAGCCCATGTGGCAGCAGTATAATCAGTTCCTGCATTGTTAAATTCAAATTGATAAACAGTATCAACAGAATTTGTAAGTACTGATCCTACTTCTGCTCGGAATTGTTTATTATCAACTACTGCAGTATTTGGAGTTTCTGTAGAATCAAATCCTTCAGCTACCGATCCAAAGTCTCCGTAAGAATTATTACCATTAGTACCACGAATACGTCCGCCATTCTCAGCTAGGTATCCAATATGAGAATAGTATGAGAATACTGAAACAAGTTCAGCTCTAGCATTATTAGTAATCCATGCTCCAATACCGTCTGATATAACCTGTGTAAAGTCATTAGATGTAATAGATTTATTGCCGCCATTGTGTAAACTACCGTCTACTTTCTGTCCAATTGCAGCATTACCAAATGTTGTTACGTTTTGTACGTACGGGCTACGACTAGTAATCCATGTACTAGAGTCAGCAGGGCCCCATCCTGGATCTAAACTTGCATATGCACCTGCACTAACCCTTGAAGTTCCGTAAGCATTAGGTGCTAGTAGATCTCCGCTTAAATCAGCTAATGTTTGATTTCTTAGACCTGTACCATTTCTTAGATAATACATGTCTTCTTCTAAGCTACCGGCGACTGCATTAGAATAATAACGAGCTGCTAATAATGATTTGTAGTTCCCTGGATACTTAAGATCATATTTGATAGCGTCAATATACGCATTAACATCTCTTTCACACGCTGCAGTATCATAGAACAAACTTACAGTCATTGACCCTGAAGGAACAGTTGCTAGATTTATTGGTGTTGTTCCGTTAGCCGCAGCTGCAATTTTAAAAGTAGTAGGGCTTACTACATTTTGCACATAGTATTGTATACCAGCGTCAACATTACCAAATACTGCACCGCTAAATGAAATAATTGTATTTCTTTGCAACCAGCTAGTGTCACTAATAGTTAATATATTAGACCCTGAGGTAGTAGCTGTTACTGTGCCAGTGTACGTAGAGGCAATATATGCAGAAATTTCATTTACCATGTAATCTCTGTTACGTTCTAATTGTAAGACTGCATAGTAGATATTAGCGAATCCATCAACGCTCAACGAACCTTCGGCTGTTGCACCAAAGAGAATGTCGTCCAGCGTGGTCATTAGCGTTTCAATACGTGCTTGCGCGGTTGCATCGCCGCCAACATTTGATTTAGCCAGTGTTTTTACATAGCTTGCATCACGCTGACACTTGGCACTGTTGTAGCTTAATGTTGGATAGTTAGCGGTAATGAAACTAGTCATACTAGTTACAATTGTACCTACTGCTGCACTAAGTGTAGTATAAGCAGTAATCAATGCTGTAGTTGTTGTTACGCTATCTGTTGCAATTGGCCTATCTTCAGTGTCAACAATGAATGATAATCCAGAACCGTTAGTTAAACTTCCTACGAGTGTTCCACCAAAACTAGTTGACACTTGGAAGGCAGTGCCAGTTAATCCTGAAGCCAGTACATAATAACGAATATCTGCTGTTAGTCCAAAAGCAGTTACTCTAGGAACAATAAGATCACCTGCGGCCAGGCCGTGGGCCCCTGTAGTGTTAAGTGTATTAGTTGATGTAATACTTGTTACAGTTAAGTTTGGTCTAAATGTTGTGGCGCCGCCAGTTAATATAGCAGTAATAATATCTATATTAGCACCAATAAATGAACTAGCAGAAGATCCTGTTGTTAATGCACTATCTGTGAATTGAACAGCATCGTTAGTTGCAGATCTAGTAACTGTTGTGTTAATAATAATCTGCTGCATTACAGTTTTTAATCTATTATAAGATGCAATAGTTGCAGTTAACTCAGTAGAGTCAATCATTAATGTGCTGCCAACACCGTCAAAGTAGGCTAGGCCTGCATTTAATGTCTGTGTGCTACCGCCATAGGTTAGATCATATACCATTGCATCTACAACGTATCCAACATCTCGCTTGCAGATTGTCTTAGAATATTTTATACCAGGATATGTTGCTGTAATAAACGCAATAATTTCTGCTTGCATGAATTCTTTATTTTCTTTTAATAAAGTTCTTGCATCACCGTAACCAATTAGATATGAAGAATTATACCCTGTAGGATTTGGATAGTTAAACAGTACCGTTGTTCCAAGATTGTAGTCAATCTTGTGCTGCATTGTTCTTACTAATTGTTGTACACTAGTTGCCTGTTGAGCTGTAGCAAGTGGCCAGCCGTTATATTGGATAGAAGTATTTCCAGGACTTTCAGTTACGTTTGTTCCTAGAACAATCTGTCCAGCAACTGTTTCTAAACGTCCTAAAGAGCCTATACTATATTTTGTATCGTATCTACTAACAAGACTACCTGCTGGGCCGGCATTAGTTGAACGTAGTTCGTCTCCCATGACACATGTTTCGGCTGGAACAATAATAGGCAACACTTCACGATATCTACCTGTTCTAACTTGAATTAAATTGTTAGGAGCATATCTAGCAGGAATATTGTCTGCATTTTGATCAGCTAAGGCATCTGTAATAATAGTAACTAATTCTGTAATAGCAGTCATTGCTCCCGCTTCGGCAGTATAATTTGTATCAATATACTGAGGAACTACTGCTGTAGAATTATCTCCATTTAATACTTGATAATTAACTGCAGGAGCTTCGTTGTTTAACACTGACTCTATAACTGTAAGCATATAGTTATATGCTGCAATATCTTCATCTGCTTCTGCTGCTAGATTTACATATACACCAGGATTGTCTTCAGTAATTGCATTAACATAGGCTAAGGCTGCGCCTCGACTTTTAACATTGCCGCCATGTCCAATGTCATATAATAATGCATCAATTACTAATCCAACATCTCGTTCACAACGATCTTGAGCGTACACAAAACTTGTTGTAAAAGGTGCTGTATTTGTAGTTACCTGACGATCAATCCATTCAGTAACTTCACGTTGTATAAATGGTGTGTTTAGTTCAAGTAAGCGTTTGGCATTGGGATTGCGAGGTCCTCGTTCAACTTGTTCACAAGCATAACGAATTGTTTTCCAAGGCTTATCTAAAGTTTTTCCATATATAGGGGCAGGGATGTCTTCCCCAGTTGGGCTCACATAATAAGCGTGATCGGCGGTGCCCCATGATACCCACTCAGGAATACTGTCAGCACTTACACGTAGAATTTGCCCTTCTTGTCCAATAGGTAATCGAGTAGGTCCTGCACCTCCAAAATATACCATGTCGCCTAGAGTAGTAAGTACAGAAGTTTCACTACCAACATTAAACAAATTCCAATAGATATTAGTAATATCTAAATCTGGTCGACTGTTTGCTTGGCCTCCGCCA